GGAAGATACCTAACGAGTTTGACGATGGCGAGGAGGATATAAATGGCCGCTTCATGGAGCCAGTATTAATTAAGAAGGGAGGTAGCAGTTGATAGTATGTTCAGAACCTAACTGTAACAAGCCAGCAGTAGTTTATAAACAGGGTTACACACGGCCCTTGTGTGCATCTTGTTATGACTTTCTTGTTATACAACCTAACAAGCGAATGAGGATACGTACTAAATGAAAAGAGATATCCGCTATAACTTATTGATGTTACTAGTATTTTTCATATTACTTTTATCTACATGTGGAGCGTTTGCATCTGATGAAGATGAAGAAGTATTTTGTTTAGCTAGAAACATTTATTTCGAGGCAGGTAACCAACCACTAGCAGGACGTATCGCTGTTGGTCAGGTTACTATTAACCGTAGGAATCATAAGCTGTTTCCTAATACAATTTGTGCAGTAGTGCATCAAGGAGGTGAAAGAAAACACAGGTGTCAATTCAGTTGGTATTGTGATGGTAAGCATGACATACCTACGGACTCTGAGACATGGTTGTCTAGTCATATACTAGCCTACCGTCTATTGAATTATGATGACATGGATATAACTGAAGGATCTTTATGGTATCATGCAAACTATATTGATAAGCCATACTGGTCTGCTGAGTTAACACCCACTGTTATTATAAACAATCACATCTTTTACAAATAAATTTAAGGGGTGTCATATTATTGTAACAATTCTATGCTACCCTTAATTCGTAATTTATTTAAAATAAAAGATATTTAATTATTTATTTATTCTAAAAAGGAAACTTAAAATGGATACACATGTAGTAGATCTTAATGAATATCGTTCAACACCAAATGGACTTGTACTAAGACACCCTCTAGATCTTTTAGATCCACCAGAAATAGTGGACATAAAGATGGAAGAGAGAGCTGTGTACTATCCAGATGGATATGGGAATATAGTGTCTGATCCAAACAGGAAAGGAATACACCGTGTAGGAGGAGATGCTGCTGTTAATATTGTAGGTCAGAATTCCTACAGTATTGAAGGAGGTCAGTACTCTGATCTATATAGGTGTATGACTAACGTGTTAAAGAATTCAGGTGTGGACTGTAGCGGAATCAAAGTTAGATCTGCTGTTACACCTGATGGTGCATTAGGGTACATATCTATGACATTGCCAGAGTATACTATCGAGGTAGCTAATGGAGATGAGAGCCAGTTCCAAATAAATGGCAGAACATCCTTCAATGGACAATGGCCTACTGTTCTACAGATAGGTGCTATTAGAATTCTTTGTGAGAATACCCAAGCTTTTGTAGATAACTTTAGTATGTACAAGGCGAAGCATACACCTAGCTTTGATATCGCTCACGCTCAAAGGAAGTTACAGAAAGCACTAGAGGATTATCGTGCAGAAGGTGAACGATGGAAGCGTTGGACTGAGAATGATATCTCTGACAGGGAAGCGTTTAATGTCTTTGCTCTTGCTGCTAAGTGTAAGGTTCCTCTGACTACCAGTATGTCTGTATCTGTACAGGATATGATTAACGATAAAGAGAACTACTCTGAAGTCTCTAGGAATCAGAATCTGATGTACTTATGGGGGCAGTACAGACAAGAGGTTAAGACATTGGGCAAGACGCATTGGGCTGCTTACAATGCCATGACTCACTGGAGTACTCACATGCCTATTCAAAGGAAGACTGCTAAGAACAACATAATCTCTGCTAGGGTTAACAGAGAAGAGTCTGTTCGTACAGCAGCTAAGGAGTTACTAGCCGCATAACATATTATCCTAAGCATGATATTAAACTGCTTATTTAATTAATCAAAAGGAAAATATATGAAGACTATTACAGTAGATCATGGGAACATCCATCAAATAAAAAAGATTGAGATTAAAAAGAACAGTACCTCAGAAGGTCATACGAAATATATTACTCTCAAGTTTTACGAGACTACAAATCAAGAAATTCAAATTGAGCATGAGTTAACTTTGTTTCATAATAAAAGTCTTGATCCAGATATAAACCTTTTACTAGGAGATTCTTAATGGACTCGTATGAAATAAAAGCAGTTGCTGACTATGGTGTGAAGGGTAGAGATGATGAGGTACTTGCTTTAATTAGAATACCTTTTCAGATACACCAGACAGACCTAGAAGAGGAGCAGTATATTCGTAATATTACAAAGCTTTATAACGATGTGAAGTCTTTGTATGTAGATCATACTGAGGGAGCTGTCACTGCTTCACTAACCTTCTTGCATGAGGATGTGAATATATGAAACAAATAACTCTTGATGCGAAGGATGCCTCACCATCTGAAGAAGGCCCAATAGATGAGATGGTGCTTGACTTCCTTATTGACAAGGGTATAATCCCTTCTAGTTTTAGATGGAAACTTGTGATTGAATATGAGGAGAATGTTAAATGAGTGCAGTAGATACAATGGCTGATTGGGGTTCAGAGTTTGAGGAAAGGTATGCATTGCTATGGTCGCATGGCATTCAAGCAACCGCGCCTGAAGGAAGCTACAAAGATAGGTTCTTTCATTACGTAAAGCAGCAGTGCCAAGAAACAGATTGCTGGAGGCTAGATAGTTTTGGTCAGTTGCATAGTGACTTTTGTTCTGAACTTGCAGGAGGTTAAGCATGATGGCTAAATTCTACACCATGACTGAGAACCAATACAATTCCTTCTCATCTTCTAAATTCATTAAGATGATGTACGAAGATAAGATGGCTATTGAATCTGTTCAACGTCAAGACAACGGTGACTACAAGGTAACTCCATCAGAAGGAATTGATTTAAATTTCTATTCAGATATTTACATTCCCTTCATGATGTGGTATAATGCAGAGCAATTGAAGTTGAAATTTTAATTGAAACAGGAGACTCCATATATGGATAGACCACCCTCGATAGTTACAGGTCAGTGCTACTTTGCCCACTTGAAAGTACCTAACCCTAACTACAACCAGACTGATTACTTCTATGAGTTAAATCTAGCGGTATCAGATGAAGTGTTCGCGTCCTTCAAAGACATAGGGATAAGTAATTTCTTTTTGTTTGAAGCAGGGACAAAGAACTTCACGCCAGATCCAGTAATTAAATTTGCTACATGGGCTAAGAATAAAGGAGGAGATAATCGTCCACCGCCTAGAGTAGTTGATTTAGATAAGAACCCTATCGATGTACTGATAGGCAATGGATCTACCGTAAACGTACAGTGGTCAGAGTACAGCTACGGTAAACAAACTAAAATAATACGACCTTTACTTCAAGCAGTACAGATTGTTGATTTAGTGGAAAGACAGGAATCGTCTTCGTCAAACATACCACAAGAGGAGGTAGCATTTTAAGATGGCAGAAGCAGAAGAAGCCGCAGAAGCGCAAGCACCAGCAGCGGTGTATCGTAATGAAGATGTGGACTATGATGTATCCAAGCTCAACCAAGAAGCGCAACAAGCTTTCATGATGTTGGCTCAGTTACAACAGAATGCTCTTCGTCAAGCAGAGATTGAGATGGGACATTTACGTGCTGCTCAATCGCAATACAATTCAATAATCAAGGCAAACTTAGATGAGGAGGCTAAGATACCTGAACCAGAAAGCAACTAAATGTAGGAGGTAAACAGATGGCTTTTGTAAAGCTTCATCTTCCATGCCCAAGTTGCCCTAGTAGTGATGCCCTTTGCGTTGATGACAGCGGAAGGGCTTACTGCTTTTCTTGTGGCACATTTTTTAGTGAACAGGAGTACAGTAGAATGGATAACGATTCTAAAATGGCAGAGCCTATGAGTCTTATCGATAACAATCAAACCAATGAACCAATTAATTTTGAACAAGAAGGAGAATTTACAAGCTTAGATGACAGAGGAATCAGCAAGGCAACAGCTACTAAGTATGGTGTAAGAGCTGTACGTGGTGTAGATGGTAAGATAAACAAACACTTCTATCCTTACTTTGCTGACCAAGAATTAGTTGGATACAAATCCAGACTGACTAACACTAAATCCTTTTATTCAAAAGGTAACATCAGAGAAGCAGGACTATTTGGAGAACAGCTATTCAAAAGTGGTGGCAAGTACATCACCCTAGTAGAGGGAGAGTGCGATGCGATGGCTGCTTATGAAATGCTTGGATCTAAGTGGCCTGTTGTTTCTATTCGTAGTGGCGCACAATCAGCAGAACGAGATGTCAAAGCTTCACTAGAGTTCTTAGAATCATTTGATAATGTGATAATCTGTTTTGATGCTGATAAAGCGGGACGCGAAGCAGCCAAGAGAGTAGCTAGAGTACTTAAACCAAGCAAGGCTAAGATCATGTCTTTACCTGAAGGGTTTAAGGATGCTAATGATGTACTACTCAAACACCAACAAGCAGGTTTTGTAAAGTACTGGTGGGATGCAAAGACCTACACCCCTAGCGGAGTAGTCAACGCCTCAGAGAACTTATCTAAATTCTTAAAGCGAGAGAAGAAAGAATCTATTCCTTATCCTTGGGAAGGATTGAACAGGAAGCTAGAAGGATTAAGACAAGGCGAACTTGTTTTACTTACAGGTGGCACTGGTTTAGGTAAGTCTTCAGTAACTAGGGAACTAGAACACTGGATCATAAATCAAACCAAAGACAATGTAGGTATCATAGCTCTAGAAGAATCAGAAGAACGAACAATGGATGGGATCATATCTATTGAAGCTGATGCTAAGTTACATATTGATCGTATCAGGAATCAATACTCTGAAGAGGAGTTAACTGGTTACTTTAAGAAAGTATTTACAGGAGGCAATAAAGATAGGGTGTGGATACATGCTCACTTTGGAGCTAACGATATAGATGCTATCTTTAGTAAGTTACGATTCATGATTGTGGGATGTAACTGTAGATGGGTTGTTCTAGATCACTTGCATATGATGGTGTCTTCTACTGTAGAGGGTGATGAGAGAAGGGCTATTGATTCTATCATGACTCGACTCAGATCCCTCGTAGAAGAGACAGGAGTGGGCCTCATACTTGTTTCTCACCTAAGACGTATAGACGGTAACAGGGGCCATGAAAATGGCGTAGAGACAAGCGTGAGCCACATCAGAGGCAGTCAGTCTATCGCTCAGATATCTGATGCTATCCTGTCACTGGAGAGGAACCAACAGTCAGATGATCCTATAGAAGCAAGCACTACCAGAGTAAGGATACTTAAATCTAGATACACTGGTGATGTTGGGATAGCTACTTATCTTTTGTACGATAACGAGACAGGTAGATTATCTGAGTTAGCAGGTGATGAGCTTTCTAATTCTGCTGAAGAGGACATAGACATTAACCTTGGATTTGAATAAATGAAACTACTATTTGACATAGAGACTGATGATCTAAAGGCAACTAAGATATGGTGTATAGTTGCCAAAGACATGGACTCAAAACAGTTATACACTTATGGGCCAGAGCAGATCGAAGAAGGTGTTCAACTTTTAGAGAAAGCTACTCACCTCATAGGTCATAACATAATTGGGTTCGATATCCCTGTAGTAGAAGAGCTGTGTAACCGCGCTGATCTGGCAGAAGGTAAGGAGATTATAGATACTCTTGTATTATCTAGACTCTTCAATCCCTCTAGAGAAGGTGGTCATGGCTTAGGCATATGGGGTACTAAACTTGGCTTAGATAAAATAGGATTCGAGGAGTTCTCTAGATATTCTAAAGAGATGCTTGAATACTGTATTAGAGATGTCGAGTTAAATGAAAAGATTTACTATGCTTTACGAGAGGAGTCTAAGGGATTCTCTAAAGACTCACTTGAACTAGAGCATAGTGTAGCTAAGATCTTAAAGGATCAGGAGAAACATGGCTTCTTGTTTGATGTAAGAGAAGCAGAGATTCTCATGGGTAAGCTACGATCTAATGCGAGAAAGGTAGAGATGAAGGTTAAGTCTGTCTTCAAGCCTAAGATAGATGAATTAGCTTTGTATCCTAGATTAACTAAAGCTGGTAAGGTTAGTAAGACTGCTGACAAGAACTTTGTAGGTAGTGGAGAAGGTGCTAGACTAACTGAATCAGAACACAATCTGTTAAGGAACAATCTAAATCTAGCAGGAGGATGCCTAGCCAAGTGTCCTCCTGTATCTAGGCTGACCACTATTGATTTTAATTTAAACTCAAGAGTGCAGATAGGAGAGTACCTTCAAGAGTTTGGATGGAAGCCAACTGAATTTACTGTTAATGGTAGACCAATCGTAAATGAAAAGACCCTAGCGCAGGTAAAGAATATACCTGAAGCAGATCTCATAAACAATTATCTACTACACCAGAAGAGAATATCTCAGATAGATTCTTGGCTCAAGGCAGTAGAGGAAGATGACAGGGTACACGGGTTTGTTATTCCTAACGGTGCAGTAACAGGAAGGATGACTCATCGTGATCCTAACATGGCACAAGTACCTAACTCTTCTTCTCCATATGGTAAACAGTGCAGAGCTTGTTGGACTGTGCCTGATGGATACAAACTAGTAGGTATAGATGCTTCTGGCTTAGAGCTTCGTATGCTTGCTCACTTCATGGACGATGAGGAGTACACAAATGAAATCATTAACGGAGACATACACACCGCTAATCAAAAACTTGCACGACTTGAATCAAGAAATCAGGCGAAGACTTTCATCTACGCACTTTGTTATGGGGCCGGCGACCTCAAGCTCTCAACAATTCTTGGAGGAAGCGCAGCAGATGCAAAAAGAACTAGAGAACATTTCCTTGATAATCTCCCATCATTTAGATCTCTTAAAAATAAAGTTGCAAGAGCAGCAGACAGAGGATACTTAAAGGGATTAGATGGTAGGAAATTATTTGTGAGGTCTGAACATTCTGCTTTGAATACTTTATTACAGGGAGCAGGGGCTATTGTAATGAAGAAAGCGTTGACTCTGTTTGCATGGTACATAAGGGACTTGGATGCACGATTCGTTGCTAACGTCCACGATGAGTGGCAGGTAGAGGTGCGAGAAGATCATGCTGAAGAAGTAGGAAAGCGTGGAGTACAGGCTATCATAGATGCAGGTGCTTTGTTTAAATTAAAATGTCCTCTTGATGGAGAATATAATGTTGGACGAAACTGGTCAGAAACTCATTAACCCACAGACAGGAAGACCTTATTACTACAAGGATAATCCTGAAGCAGTTAAAGCTAGAGTCAAAGGTCACATGCGTATTGACGGAAAGTACGTATCAAAATTTCACCCACTTCATAAAGCTGGTAGCTATAAATCATTTGATGATGCAGCATTCTCTAGCCTTGGAAGATATACAACAGCAAAAGAAGGAGATGTATATGTCATATATAATCCTGCTTGGGTAGGCTGGTACAAAGTAGGCAAAGCAGTCGATGCTGATGATAGATGTAATTCATATAACACTGGTAGCCCATTCAGAGATTACGTCATCAAGCACAAAGTACGTGTAGAAGACAGAAACAGAGGAGAAAAGATAGTACATAGTAGAGCATTAAAAGAATGTCACAACCACTCAGGAGAATGGTTTGATATATCTTTATCTAAACTAATAAAGATCTTAAACTCATTGCCTAAAATAGAAAAACAACTCAAGGAAGAACAAGATGTCCAAGGAACATTCCAATTCTAAAAAACTAGACACTTTAGTAGAAGACATATACGAAACCCTGTCTTGTCTTTGTGAACAAAAAGACTTAGACATATCAGACGAGGCCATAGAGGACTTTGGAGAGCGTATGAAGGACGTTCTAAGGCACTGGTCTACCCCCTACAAGGAAGCTAAAGGGCTGCGTATGAGCAACATAGGCCGTCCTATGAGGCAATTGTGGTATGATGTAAAAGAAGATCTACCTGTTTTCAACAGATCTCATCCACAAGTATTCATTAAGTTTCTTTATGGACACATGCTAGAGGAAGTAGTTTTACTACTGTCTAAACTAGCAGGTCATGAGGTTACTGGTGAACAAAAAGAAGTAGAGGTTGATGGTATCGTAGGTCATATGGATTGCGTTATAGATGGTGAGGTAGTTGATATTAAAACTACATCAGGTTTTGCCTTTAAGAAATTCAAAGAAGGTACGCTACCACAAGATGATCCATTTGGTTACATGTCTCAGCTTGCAGGGTACGAAGAAGCAGAAGGTACAAACAATGGAGGGTTTCTTGCTTTAAATAAAGAGTCAGGAGAACTATCATTGTTCAGGCCCGGAGATCTAGAAAAACCTAATGTTAAGTCTAGGATCAAGCACATTAAAGAACACCTAGAGACAGACACTCCACCTGATAGGTGCTATGTTCCTATAGCAGAAGGAGTCAAAGGTAACTTGAAACTAGCTGTTGGCTGTGTCTATTGCGCTCATAAAAACAAGTGCTGGTCAGATGCTAACAACGGTCAAGGGTTGAGAGTATTCAAATATTCTAATGGTTTGAAATACTTTACAAGAGTAGTGGCTGAACCAAAAGTAGAGGAGGTATCGTTAAGATCAGTATGAGTAGAACACAAACATTTAAAAAAATAAGTAGACAAACAGAGCAACTTCTGGTAGAATGGTTAGCTACATTAGTTAGTGATGAAGAAATGAAACAGGTAAACACCAAGAACATAAT